AGGAGAACTCATACTCTCCCTGCTTCTTTATTCGATCATGGTATTTCATTCCGCGACCGTGGAAACGGAAAAGCTATTTAAGATATTTTCTTCGCTACAGTTTTCTTTGGGTAAGGCTTCAACCGTCACAATACCCTCAGTATCTTCAAAAATGTGTACGACAATATCACCAATATTGATCCAAACAGGGTCCATATCAGATTCCCATTCATAGTCACATTCATTCAGTTTGTTCAACACAATTAACTCCCATATTATTATCTAACCAAAAAAATCTTCTAGTGTTGAAACACGCTCTGTATTCCAACCAACCTTCTCTAGAATAATTCTAAGCGGGTCAATAAAAGCCTTCTGAAATTGTTTGTCATAATCAATATATTTTTCCAAATCAAATTCGTTGGGTAATGAACCGCTCATAGAAATGACAGATTCGCGAATATGATTTGGTTCTTTTAGGTATGTAAATTTAATCTTATCTCCATCTTGAATTGCCGGATACTTTTTTAGCACCTTATGTTTTTTGAGTAGCATATTATATAGTAATGCGCCCTTGACATGAATTGGTGTTCCTTTAATATAAATGTCTTTGATACCTTTATACTTTTTAATCCCATTAATGCCCCGAGGAAATGCGACATCTTCGGCTGGCAACTTATTGAACTCTTCCCGAAACTTTTCAATAAACTTTATAATATCATCTTCAGTATCATTCATCAATATTTTCATTGCTTGCCGGATCTTCTCGCGACAAGCTCCTGGCGTACTTGACTTGACTGCTTCAATACCCATTATCTTTAGCTTGGGCTCTGCATATCGCACACCCTCACTATCATGGACATTCAAAATGTATCGTTTCTTTGCAGTCCAAATTCCCTTGTCTGCAATAACTTCTCGCGACATGAACATCTTTTGGTCATAGGCATTCATGTATTCGGCTAGCTCGATATAACACTTATTAATGAATGGTTCTAACTTTTCTGTACTTACCTTGTCAAGAAAATCTACAATCTTTTTAGATGAAGTCTTCTTAGGGAAAACCGAAGAGACTAACTTATCAAACGTAATATAAATGCTATCAGTATCGCTGGCTACAATATAGTCTTCATCTTCAGTTTTAAGTAACTTGTTAAGATACTTATTCATTTTATTTTCAATCCAACGAATTGACAACTGCCCTGCCTTAGTGACACCTTCTGCTAATCGGATATCATAAAAACGAAAATACTGATTTCCGAGCGCACCGTAGGCACTATTCAACTGAACCTTACGGGCTAACTGAACATTGTTATATCGGGCAATGTCGTTTGTGTATTTCTTGTAAAGATAATTATTTTCGTTGGTGGTTACCTCTTCGCGCTTCTTCTGCGCCTCAATCATCAGGATCTTATATTCACTTCTTTGCTCATACAATTCTTCCATCATTTCAGGAAGAAATCCGCGAACATCTTTTCGGAAGAATTGATAGTTTGGTGTCACCGTAAGATCATGATTCTTTAAAGAACCCGTATCAAAGATTTTCTCAATAATATTGTCGATGCCTGCAATAGTTTTATGGGCCCCAAGATTCAAACTGTTAACCACTTCCTCGGGGGCGCGCTCGCGAGGCACTAAAGTCTCTGGCGAAATATTGTACTGCATAATCAAATGCGGATACAGACTGTTCAAGTCAAACGAAACAATCCAATTGTGCATTCCAATAAGAGGATCTTTTACATAAGCCCCTTCATATGTACCTAACTTTTCCGAATCATCTTTCGGAGGAATAACAATATTCTTCTTCCTAAGATGATTGTAAATCATGGTATCCCACATACGCACCTGTGAAAACACATCGGTATAATTTACTTTTGCAGAATACGCAAGGGCTAGAATCATGTCGATAAACTTCATCTTATCTTCTAGTTTCTCGACAAGCTCCACATCCTTGATATTATAATCAATAAACTTTTCGTAATCTTCCGAATAGAGCTTATGTAACGAACCATATTCTTCATACGAAAGTTTGCGTTCGTCTAATTCTACATGAGCTATGTGGTCGAGTCTATAACTCTCTTGCTGTGTATAAGTGAATCGTTTATACAATTCCATATAGTCAAGAATAGAAGTTCCGATAAGATTAATGGCTTGCTGCTCACGCCCAAGAACGACAGCCTTACGAAGAGAAGTACGCCCCCAAGGGCTTAGTTTGCGGGCTGTTTTTTCGTCAAGCACTCGGGTAATTCGATTGAACAAATATGGAATATCGAAAAATTGAACATTCCATCCGGTGATGATGTCTGGGTCAACCTTTCGCCAAAGCTCGATAAACTTCTGAATTAAATCAATCTCATTATCACATTTGATATACTTTGTGTTTGCTTTTTTGGGAGTATATTCACCGCACCCAAGAACCCAAAATATATCCTTGTGCTTAATCGTGATTGCAGTAATTTCTTCTGACCCAATTTCGGGATCTGGAAAACCATTTTGCGAATCGACCTCAATATCAAGATAGACAATTGAAATCAAGTCTCGGTCATATTCAATATTGTTGCTATACTGATCGCCAATCCAGCAATACTGAAAATTGTGATTACCATAGATTGTAAAGTTATTGGTATCTTTATACCGCCTAATAAACTGGCGAGTGTCTTGGACTGTTCCTGGTTTTAATGAACCAACAGAAGTGCCATCAAGAGTTTTATATTTTGACTCGGTATTTGTTGGCACGAATATTGTGGGATAATATTCTAACTTATCCTTTCGTCGCTTACCATTAACAATGCCGCGAAAGAATATGTTGTTGCCAACACATTGAACATTTGTATAGAAGTTTTTCATGTATATAGTATAGCAGTCTTGTGTCTAATTGTCAATCATCACCTGTAATTGGAGTAAGCTGATTTAACATCATGGCATTATATTGGTCAACAATTTCAGGTAGGGGGCTGTGAGAAAATATAACGTGATTTTTTGCCACCTCAATAAACGAGTCTGAAGAAAGCGCCAACACATCAAAAACAACAAATCTTGGTTTGCCTCCTTCTTCTTGGGATTCAGTATATATTATGTTGTAAGGATCTTCTAAAATATAATATCCCTCTTCAATACTCACTTTTGCGATAATGGGCGGGCCCGATATCAAATTCACAATTTTAATTTCGTCCATAATATCCTCTATTCAAGGGTAGGAAGTAATAATAAAGTTTCTGGTCCAGCCACACCATCTATTGTGATTACGTTAGTAAACTGAAACATCAAAATAGCTTGGGCTGTGTTTTGCCCAAACACACCATCAACATCAAGCCTTACGTCCTTGCCCCCCACCCGGGCAAAGTGTTGTTTTAAAAACACATTCAATCGTCTTTGCAAATTCATAACATCAACACCAATATCAAACATATCAAGAATTTTTGTTCGTTTTAATGCTATAATATATCCAGAAGGGTCTAATTCTAATACGGATTTATAATCAAACACAGGGCAGGCTTTGGTTGATACTTCACAATGCCCATGAAAGGTAACATTACCATTATATTCAATATTAATTTGTTTACATAATTTTTGCAAAGTTTCAAATTGATTTAATGTAAAGTTGTGTTTGTAAAGTCCATGAAGACAAATAGCAATTGTTCCAGTATTTTGTCCCTTTTGTGCTGCTGGAGTTTTTTCTATATCACGACCAATCTGAAGTTCACCACCAAATGGAATAAAGTAATGATATCCAATATCATTCCATCCTCGTTGAAGATGCCATCCACGAATAGTTTCTACATTGCCATGTTTCGGATTAGGTGAAGCAGAACAATGCACAAATACTCGGTCGATTTCTCGTTTTGGTTTAGTAAACATACTATTATATATACGAAAAGGAGGGCGGTGAAGCCCTCCCTTTCTTAAAACAACAATATGATTACTGTTGGGTTTACTTACCCTCTGCCAAAAATTCCTTCTGGGTGGGAGAGTCTGTGTTAATGGAAATGACCCGAAGCATTTGCTCTTCCGGAATGACGTTCTTCAGGTGAATAATCAAAAGACCATTCGTGAAGTCAGCCCCAGTAACCTCAATGGTATCTGCAAGATTCCATCGACGGTTAAATGCGCGAGTCGAAATTCCCCGATGAATAAAAATATCACCATTATTGTTAGGAAGCTCACCCTTTACCTCAAGGATATTTTCCTTGGCCGTAACAACAAGATCCTCTTCTGAGAATCCAGCCAAGGCAATTTCAATGGCAAACTCATTATCACCGACCTTGGTGACATTGTAATGAGGATAACCAATCTTCTGGGAAGGATTAATTGTGGTCTGGAAATCAACAAGTCGGTCAAACATATTGTCGAAGCCGACGTTGAAGGGGTCTCGACGGAATTCGTCGATAACAGAGTCAAAAGTAGACGTAGTAATACGCGATGTCATATCGCATCTCCTTATATTAAGCAAGTTGCTTGGTTTTGAGTGGGCCCGTACATCGGCACCCTCTCGGTGTTATATTATAAATGTAATCACTCAATTCATAATGTCAATAGCTATTTAGTACCCGTAGACCCAAAACCACCATCACGGTCAGTTTTTTGTGTAGGTTTTTCCTTAATTTCTTCTAAATAATAATGATGATCCATTACCATTTCTCCCTGGCAAATGCGGTCCCCATTATTAATGATTTTGATGTTGGTGCTGATATTTTGCATTATGATGAATACAGGCTTAACATAATCACTGTCGATGATACCCTCGCCGTTGGCCAGAGTTAGCCCCTGGTTGAGTACCAAACCCGAGCGAGCATGTAGCCGAACAGACCAACCTTTCTGGATATCAAAAATCAATCCCGTAGGAATCATCACCCGGGTATTGGACTCAATCCGAAACAGTTCTTCCCGAACACATACCTCTCGTTCATAGTTTGAATGGACTTTGATGATGGTGCCTTTTGGTATGTATGCAAAAATATCAAAACATGCCGAGCCAGGAGTAGCAAACACAGGGCTATGTACGTCAGATGAAAGTTTGTAGAATCTCAAGTTATCAATATCTGAATGTATTGTCAATTTATTCGTTTCCCTATATTATATTTCGCCTGTAAGTCCCATTCGCCTTTGTCGCGATGAGCAATAATTTTAATCTGATTCAAAGATACTATTGGCTCTTTTGTTTTTTGAGAATCGGTTAAAGAAACCAAACCCCACTCAGCCAACAAATTGGTAATTGTGTTTCTTCTTGCAAGATCATTGTCGTTAATGTTAGTGGGCTTTCCGTCTAAGGCAAAAAGCTCCTTAAAATGGACAATGTAATATCTACCTTTTTTGTGTAGAATATGACAAGATTGAAATAAGGTTTTTTCTTTTCTGCTAGATACGCCTATTCTGGTGAGTGTTTCACGAACCTTTAAAAAATCATCATCTTCTTCTAATTCTATTTCAACTAAATCATCAACATTAAGTTGAATCACCCTTCTTGGTTCTTTGTGGTCTGTCATTTTTCAATCCACCTTTATCTAGATGTTCATGTATTAATGACAGTTGACTCCCTGAGAAAATATCTAAAACTTCTCTTGCCTTTTGATTGCTATATCCATAATATTCTTTAATGGCATCTACGTCTTTGTTTTCTTCAGGTTTCAACCATCGGGAGAATCTTCTATTCGCCCTAATAGTATTTAGAAGAAAATCAAATTGCAGCTTATTGTCTACATGTGATTTTGTATTTATCTCATTTGCATACATCACCGTATCCAAGAAATAAGATAAGGTTCGATTAACCACAAACGGAAGATACTCACCCTCTGTGAGAGCATCCTTGTCCATAAGATTATCTTTGGTTTGATTAATCGACTTTAAAAAATCACCTAACTTTGCCATAGTTACTACTAACCTTTTTTATATACTTCCCAAGCAAAAGCGATGTGGGAATCGAAATAAGAACCCATGCGACAAAGAACCAAAACAACATACTTACTTATAAATCAACAGCGTTTATTACGTTATAAAGAATGGGAATGGCATTGTCTTTCGCAAATTGGTGTTCGATAAGAGTGCCCTTTCCCTTTTTCCATCCGGGGCAAAAGAAAATTGCATCGCATTTCTTGATGACAGCCAAGTCTGACGAAAGCGTATCTTCATAAGAAATTACACCATCCTCATATGCCCATTCGTCATTCTCGATTGGGCAAAGAACTGCCCAACTCTTTTTCATAAACTTGATAGAAAAGTATCGCATGATGTTGCGATTCATCCATCGTTCCTCTTCACTCAATGTGCCGCCATCACTATATCGACCTGCGACATAGATGACCGGCTTCAATGTGTCAGTAGGTAGTATTCCCATAATATTAATATTGTTCTCCTTATGCGGAAAGATTACCACCCAAATTCAAACTTCTTGGGATAGACATCTCCATTATTCAGACACTTCTGATCTTCGTATTCAGAAATCTTTCTACGATACAACTCCAGTTTGGCACATTCCAGGACACCAATCACCTCATTGTACTTTGCATAGTTGGGAGTGTGCCCTAACCATGCATTAAGAAGTTTGGTGATTGTGTAATTGAGATTGCCTGGATTGGCTGTGTCTATTGTGTTATCGTGTGGAATAAACAATGTTGTCACAAGGTCATCAATTTTTGGATCCAATTCTCTTCGTGTAAATCTATCAATGTATGGCATTATAATTATGCTCCAATTGGGGGCTACAATGGAGTAAAACACCTCCATTGTAGCCCCCATAGTTGCCTGTAGTTGTTATGGAGTCATCGCGTGGATCTCGCGATGAGCAATGGTCGAAATCATGACCATATTTTCGGTCGTAGTTTCACCATTCATAAAACGAGGAACATCACTATGATGTGCTTCCATTTTATCAAGAGGAAACTTTTTCTTCTTGATAGGGCAGATCCCCTTCTGAATAGCATACTGAGTTTGTCGTTGTTTTGGTGTGAACGATGGATCCCCGGCTGTCACGCCCCAATGATTAAGGTCGCCCATAGCACGAAATTTCTCAATCATAAGGCCATTTCTAACCTCCATATCAGTCGGTTGCCAATGCCCTGCCCGTTGTTCATATAGAGTCTGAACATTAGGAGTCTTGCCGCGCACACAAAGCTCCTCGTCCAATTCAATATACTTGGACAGGAATTCTTCATAATCCTTGATCTTGAAATGTTTAAACTCAAGCTCAAGCCCACGAACAAAACAGAACAGATTCCAGAATTTGGCGCCAGGAGCTTCACCAGCACCGAGCAGTTTAGGATTATTCCCATCTCTAACAACTTCCATGAACTTATTCATAATTGTCATAGACTCTTGCGTTCGGACCAGAACTTTTCTAGCCTTCTTTGGATCAGCTTTGACCAATTCATCCCAATGCCCATCTATTTGTTCATCCGTTTTCTGGGACTGACGAAAATACAACCTCTGACGAGAAGGCTTATCATTCCCCGAATCCTCTTTATAGATGTTATTTTTCATAGCCACATAATTAAATGCTTCAAGGAAAAAGACATTTGTCATATGCCCATAACTATTTCTTAGGATCCACTTGCCCTTATTGCTATTTGAGGCCATTGCTTTCAATCCAGAAAACAATTTGTGATACTCCATAATGTCTTTACAGTATGAAGGCACAGGAGAATCCTTTGGGCATTCTTGAGTGAAAATACGAACCAAATCACTCAACAGACCCGAGGTTGAATTAAGAAATTCGGGCTCATTAACAGACTGACCATCGTTGGCTTCCTGAAAAATCAAGGCCGCCTGGGGGTCACTAATGTCTTTGTACACGACAGCAGTAAAGCAGGCATTTCGCAAAAACTTAGCTTTCTCCTTGTCTGTAAGTGTTTTCGCTTTGGGGTTGTTATGACTTCCAGGCCACTTCTTTCCTTCCCACAAAATCTTTCCCTTAAAGAACTCTTTTATAATAACAAATAGTCTGTGGGAACCATCAATCATGGAGTAATTGCCAGTCTTGGAATCATAACGAATAATGATTGTTCCAAGATTCATTTCCCCCTTCATGATAGCCTTAATAAACTTCTTTCGTTTAACGGAAGACCATGCTTCTGATCGACGCTGCCCCTTTGGGTACAGATCAAACTTCATTAGACCAAGTAAAATCATAATAGCCAACACCTTTGCATTCCGGGGATTTTCCCGCAGATGCGCTTGCATTAGCTTCCATTTTGCTACTGTTGTTTTTGATGACATTATACTTTCCTCGCTTCAATTGATTATTGTGTTAATTTGAACAGCACCTGGCTGTTCTTCATCATATTTTGACGATATAATAAGAGTATATCACATAAGAGATACCCTGTCAATCACTAATT